TGGCCGAAGATATTATGAAGATTTTAACCTGTTATTCGGCCAGATATTACGGCGCAAGAGGCGGAAGAAAAAAGAAAATAATACAGGAAATACCGTTAGTTGAATCTGACGGAATTTAAAAAGGAGGATGACGAATGAAAGAAGAAACAATTACCCTGGAAGAATTAGCAGAGGCCCATGAACGTATCAATAAAATGCTTCACCGTAGCGATTGCCAAAACCACGATACGGATGATTGCTTCGGCTGTAAATTGGCTGAGTGTTACGAAAGCATTCGTGAGTTAATATCCGAACTTAAATTTAACCCACAACGAGACGACGAAGACAAACAACAAATAGACTCAGTAATTGAAAAGGCAAAGCGCAAATTACCGGAATTTCGCGGAATGCGCTTTGGCAACCATTACATCGGGGGTGCGAAATGAAAGAAAAACGTTGGCTTGGAACGCAGAAATATGAGCTTCACTGCTTTTATTGTGGTGGTTTTCATATGACTGGAAATTGTCCGCATATACAATGATTATATTGATGTCAAGCATTATTTTCAAAAAAAGTGAAAAAATGTTAAAAAAGTGCGAAAAACTACTTGACTCAATAACACTACATATAGTATGACCAAAAGCATGGCACACAATATGTTGTGTCTTTTCGACCACCTCCTTTAATTAGTTAAGGAAAAATATTTGAGTACAAAAAATGTTTGTTTAACTTGCGATAAAAGGTCATTCTGTAAAGTTCCGGATGACCTAAAACCTCTTTGCCAAAATTTAGAAAGATATCTCACCCAAACAGTAGATGTTCCGCAGAGAGAACTGCAATTAACAAAACCACAAAATAATCTCCCACCGTCACCATGGCCGTTGACTCCTCCCAACACGGAATTAATTATTTCTATGTATTTTACCGAAAGGCGCGGAATAAGGGAAATAGCCAGAATACTTGAAATAGACAAGGGCCATATCAGTAGAACTGTCAAAAAATATAAGCAAATTATAGCCGAAAACATCAAAAAATAAGTCAACACCGCATATAAGTAAGAGGATATTAACTAGAGAAGCGGATTCTAATTCGTTGGTGACCTGACGCGATTCAGGAAATGGCCGCAGTTGATTCAGCGGGGAAAAGGGGAACAGGGGCGGGGTTCTCATTAATTGAAAGTCAAATAAGTCAATTATTCAATATGGCAAGAAAACCGAAAATTGACATCGTAAAGCTTGATAACCTACTTAATAAATTCAACAAATCTGAAACAGAATGTGCTGAGTATTTTGGTGTATCACCATCGGCAATATCAAAAGCTAAAAGCAAACTCAATAATTTCATAACCAAAACCACAGTACTTGAAGCAGCCCCTATTGTCTATCAACGAAATTTAAATACCGTTGACCAACTCAATAAAATCAATCGAGATGCAAACGAAATACTTGACCTGGTTATGGGGTGGGCGCGTGGTGATGAAAACTGCATCCGGATTCTAGAAACACAGGTAAAAAAAGTAAAGTGGCGGGAAAAGGATGGAGAGGATCGAGAGTTGGATGTTCAGGAAATCAAGTTTAAAGATCCTCGCGAGATTGCCCTAAAAGCAATGGCTGAAATTCGGAATCAGTTAAAACTACAATTAGAAATTTATCAAACACTTTATGACGTTAAGGCAGCTGAAGAATTCCAACAGGAGGTTTTGACGGCGATAGGCGAGGCCGCACCGGATGTTAGGGCAAGAATCATTATTAACCTACAGGAAAAACGAGCTATACGATCAGCTATTCAGTTCGCTCAATGAAGCTATCGGTTGTGATCCAAAAACCAATTATGCCAAATACCAGGCCGATCCGGTGGGGTTTTTGCGAAACGAGCTTGGCATTACGCCGACCGATGATGTTTGCCGGATGCTCGAAAGCGTCAGGGATAACCGAGTTACAGTTGCCAGAAGTGCAACAGGAACAGGGAAAAGCCACGGTGCGAGTGCTGCGGCGATTTGGTTTTATAAAGCATTTCCTGATTCAAGGGTTTACACGATTGCAAATCCTTACGAAAACCAAAAGATTCTATGGGGCGAGTTGTCGGTTATGGCCGATACTCATCCCGAATTATTCTCAAGCGATAAAATCACCACCATGCACATTGAGCGGTCTTCAAAGGATTTTATTGACGCTCTTACGGTACCTACGACCGGAACGGATGAAGTTAAAGAAGGCAAGTTTTCCGGCAAACATCATAAACACATGCTTTTCGTGGTTGATGAAGGCGATACAGTTCCCGATTTTGCCTATCGAGGGGTTGAGGGCTGCATGTCAGGCGGTCATGTCCGGCTGCTTATCCTGTTTAACCCGCGCTATGAATCTGGTGTACCGTTTAGGCATGAAAGAGATGCAACGGCAGAAGTTATCCACTTATCAGCCTTCAATCATCCAAATGTTATTACCGGAGAGGATGTTATTCCCGGTGCAGTTGATAGAAACACAACCGTACAGCGCATCAACGATTGGTGCAGGCCGCTTGTTCATGGCGAAAAGCAATCGGTAAACACTTTTGTATTGCCTGAGTTTTTGACAGGTGCAACGGCTCCGAAGAAGAAGGGGCAAGGATTTTATCCACCACTTAAGGGTGGTCAGTATTTTGTAAATAATCCACAGTTCTTTTACATGGTTTTGGGCCAGTACCCACCGCAAGGGCCGAAGCAATTAATATCCCGTGAGTGGATCTCAAACGCAAGGGCAAGATGGGACGCTTATGTAGCAAAATATGGCGAGATACCGCCGGTTGGAACAACGGCTATTATGGGCCAGGATGTGGCCGAATTCGGGAATGACTCAAATGTTTCCTGTTTTCGGTATGGCGGTTTTGTCGAGCGGTTTATCTTCTGGTCAGGGGTTGACACGGTTGTTACGGGTGACAGGGCCACGGAAGAATATCAAGTTCGCAAAGTTTCAAAATGCTTTGTCGATGCAACGGGCCTTGGTGCGGGTGTCGCTCCACAGATGAGAAGGGTTGGGGTAAACGCTCAACCTGTCAAGGTAGCCAGTTCGCCGACAATGAAAACCGAGATCGGAGAATTCCGCATTTTACGGGATCAACTTTGGTGGTCTTGCCGGGAATGGCTCAGAACCGATCCTGGAGCGATGTTGCCGCCGGATGAAAGTTTGCTGGAAGAATTGCTGGTTGCTGATTACGAAGTGAAGAACGGGAAAATCTGTGTCATGCCGAAGGACGTAATGCGGGAAAAAATCTTGAGATCCCCGGATAGAGCAGATGCTTTATGCCTTACATTTGCCCCGGACGAAGGGGCTTTCGGCGGGGTGGATTTGGGGGAATGCTTTGTATGATTAAACCAGTCAACAGCCACTTTGACCGGGATCGTAACGCAACGGTACTTTATTTCCCCGATGAGAGTTCAGCCGAGTACGATATCAAGGGCGCAATCTGTTTTCCAGTCTCCTATGAGTTTTTGCAGGGAATCCATGTTGATGGTTTTGCACTGATAGCCGGGCAGGACGTGGCAACAAAAAAGGTAACGGTCTTTGAGCAAAGGAAGTTTGTCGTTATTGATTCAATCGTCAACCCCGAAACGCAGGCCATTGAGTTTCCGGGGTTGGCCCCGTGGTTTAATGAGATGTGGGCGAAGTATTACGGGCGGAAGTTTTTTTACCATCAGGAGCCGGAGATTGTCCGCAAGTACCACTTGGAAATTATCCGCAGCCCGATGATTCAGCCGAAGCCGGGCTTAGTGGAAATCGATTGGCAGAATGACGATGACGCGCTTCACACGGTTTGGCGGTACATTGCTACTAAGCGGTTTACGGCGGAAAAAGGGAGCGAGTTACAAAATCAGTTTGAAATGGTCAAGGCGACAGAAAAGAAGCAGGTTTATCCGGCAGTCAGGGCGTTAGAGTGCCTTTTAATGGCTTACGATAAGTATCCGTGGAGGGAACCGGCCTAAATGTCTCAGCAAATTACCAAGGGCGAAGTCACCGGACTATCGGCATATATTCGGAATCAGCTATTTGCCAACTGGAAAAAGGACAGAACGACCCTTGAAACCAAGTGGCGGGAGAACGAGAACGCTTTCAATGCAGTCAATGAAGGTATCTGGAAAACGGGCGAAGGCGAGGACTGGCGGTCTGATTCATTCATTAACGTGACCAAGATCAAAGTCATGTCTGCTTATAGCCTTGTAATCGATATGGAGCTTCAGGGCGGCAAAATACCGTTCACCCTCTTGCCTTCCCCGTGGGATCAGGCCCAATTTGACAACCTTCCCCCCGAACAATCCGAGCAGATACAAGCGGCAATCGACGACATGAAGGCCCTAATAGAGCAGCAATTTTATGATTGCAAGGCCGACAGGGAGTTAATGAAGTGCGTCATGTCCGGGGCCAAGTACGGCGAAACACTTTCAAAGCGTATAGTGGCTGAAATCAAACGGGCTGGCTACAAGCAAGCATCTCTTGGAACGGCTGGCGGTTTCCCGGGTGCGGAAAGGTACATGCGGTATGAGAGATTTCAGGAAATTATCAACTCACCGGCTGTTAAGTACGTTTCGCTGTGGAACATCTGGCGCGACCTGTCGTCTGACGATTTGCAGGCAGGAGTGGGGATTATCGAACGGGATTTTGTATCTCCCTACGATCTACAGCAATATCGCGGGAAGCCCCTGTATATTGATGAAGCAATCTTACGGGCAATCAGCCAGGCAGACGAACCGGGATCTGTTTTATCTGCCGGTGATGCAAACACGCTACCTCCATACTTAAGAGATATCAACCATCGGCATAATACGATTGAGAGGTTGGAGTTTTGGGGGCGGGTTCCGACAAGAATCGTTCAGGAATTTGAAGCTGGTTTAAAAAAAGGCAGCAATTCTTTGGTCGATTCCATTACCGATTATGAGAACGACGGCAACGAAACCGAGATCATGGCGCAACTGGCAGGTGATGAGGTGATCCGGTTTTGTCCGGTGGAAACTGGAAGCAGACCGTATGACCGGGCGGTTTGGGAGTTAAACCTTGACCATACGGCCGGAAACGGTGTGGCGGATAACCTGAAGAACAGCCAAAAGGTTTTGAACGGGTTTGTCCGTGCGTTTGAGGACAATAAGAAGCTATCTGGAAACGTGATTACAGTTAGTTGCCGGAAGCATATTGGAAATTGGGACGGGACGTTCAAACCTGGAACCGAGATTGAAGCTGCTGACACTTGCGATGATGCGAGAAAAGCCTTACAGCAGATTGTTATTCAGGACGTGGGGGCGACATTGCTTGAAGGCATCCATCTGTTTGAGCGGTACTCCGACGAAGATTCACAACTGCCTAAAATCATGCAGGGGGAAGTTGCGGACAAAAAGAGTCCTGACACCGCTTATGAAATGAACCAGCTTGTACAGAATGCCGGGAAATATGTCGGCGGGGTGATACGAAACTACGACGAGGGCCTGGTTGAGCCGTGGGTGGGGTACTGTTATGAATACAACATGGACGATCCAGATTGCCCGATTCAGAATAAGGGTAATTTCATACCGAAGGCATTAGGTTTCACTTCGTTTCAGGATCGGGTTGAACGGCTCGGGAAGATCATGCAGGCGATCAACCTTGCGCTTTCGCATGAACTGATAGCCAAGGAAGTCAAATTCAGGGAGCTTCTTGAAGAAATCTGGAAGGCCCTTGATATCGATCCGGCGGCAAGCCTAAAGACGACCGAGGAAAAGGAAACCGAACAGCAGCGGCAGGAGGCCATGTTACAGGCGCAGCAGGCGCAAATGATCCAGATGCAGCAACTTCAAATGAAGCTTGAAGCCATGATGAAGGAGTTGGAGGCGCGGCTTGACATGGAGAAAGAGCAGCAGAAGCACGAACACCGGATTGAAGAAAAGTTGATTGACCATGCCAACAAAGCCGATGAGTCGGACAAAGAATTCGGGCGTGAGTATGTAAGGCAGATTGAAGGGCAGCAACAGGCCGGAGGCAATGCTTGAGCCTTAAAACCTACATTTCCACACATGACGAATATGAGGAAATAGCCGAAGCCGGGGCGATTAGGAGCGCCAAACTACTTCTAAGAATCATTGAAAAAAAACGTGATTCAATACGGAATGTTAATGAAAACAGCCCGAAACGAGATGACGAAGATTTGAAACGAGACATTGTTTTTATGCAAGGCATGATTCATATGGCGAACTGGATATTAAGTTTGCCGGGGGAGGCCGATACTTTTTTGAAAAATACCAGCAGGAGAACAAGCGATTATGGCGAATGAAGCGGCTACAAGGCGGTTTGTAGAAGAAGAATTAAAACCACTCATTAATCAGGCGATACCGGAATTGAAAGCGAGAATCCGGTTTTGTGAGGCCACGATCAAAGCATTAGTGGAAGAAATTGAAAAGCTGAAATTTCAAATCAGGGCCAGCAAAGACGTTGAGCCTGTAAAGATAGAAACCAGGAAACCCAAAACCATTAACAAGGAGTAAGAAAACTATGAAGAAAAGATTTTCGTTTGTAGCGGTTTTCTTGATGGTGATTCTTGCTGCGTCTTTTTCCTTTGCAGGCTCAGAGGGCAGGATCACGCATCAGGATAACCATTTCGGGGGAACACAGTATTTCGACAACATTACCGTTAACGGAGTTGCGCAGATCAACGGAAGCTTGGTCGGCCTTGGGCAGGTCGGCAACGTCTTCTATGTTGATTCCACTGGAACCGGACGCGACGGAGGGGCCGGAACCAAGGATAAACCCTTTGCGACAGTTGATTATGCGGTCGGTAGATGCACAGCTGACAATGGCGATGTGATTTTTGTTATGCCAGGGTACACCGAAACGATGGGCGGGGCGGCAGCCATCGACCTTGACGTGGCCGGAATTACCGTTATCGGTCTTGGAACAGGTGAGCTTGTACCGACCCTTACCTATGATACCGCAACTGATACTATGGCTGTAGGCGCAGACGATGTAACGCTTGTCAATTTCCGGTTTCTTGCCAGCGTCACCGATGTTGCAACAGCTATTACCGTTGAGGCTGGAGCTTGTGATTGCAAAATTATCGGGTGCCGATTCGATGTAGATTTAGCCGGAACCGACGAATTCACCAACGCCATTACGATAGGCGATGCCTCAGACCATCCAGAAATCCTTTATTGCCAGTTCAGGCAGGGGGCAGGTGGAGCGGTATCGGCCATTTATCTCGACCATGATGCAGACTATGCGCGGATCATCGGAAACGAGATATTCGGGGATTATTCAACCGCTTGCATTGTAAATGACACGGCTGCTTGTGACCATGTGGTAATTAAAGATAATCTGCTTTTTAACGGCACAATAGGCGGTAATGCCGGACTTGGAACCGAACCTTGCATTGAACTCTTGGCGACCACGACCGGAATTATCGCAGATAACTATTGTGTATGTAACCTTGCGACCAAAGCGGCTGCTATCGTGGCCGACGACTGTTATCTGTTTCAGAACTACTACAACGAGGATGAGAGCGGAGCGGCAACCGGCGGTGTGATCGGTACGGCTTCGGCTGATGATAGTTGATGATATAGCCTTTTTTGAGGTAGCGGTAATATAGCCCTGGGGGATGCCCATATTCCAGACATCCCCCAAAATATCAACTTTAACAGGAGCAATTTAAATGCCTGACGATGAAAAAGAATTCATAGATGATGAAGCAGTCGCAGAGCAAGACAAGGACGAAAGCAATGGGTTCAACACCTACCTACAATCAAAGGCCGGGGATCAGCCAGCGGATGAACGTAAAGATGAATCTGCGCCAGACGAAAAGGCCGAGAGCGTTCATAGCGAGGCAGGGTCAAAGGATGAGCCAGAAACCGGAGATGGGGTTGACGGCGGAAAAGATGCGGGCGAAGGCGATAAACCCGATGTCGGAAACGCTGGCAAGCCTGACGGAGAAGATGGACAGCCTGACGACCAGCCTACGGCCAGAAACGCCGTTGATCGACGACTCAAAGAGCTTGGAATAGAGGAACAACCGGAAAAGCCTGTTTATCATCCGCCGAAACCGCAAGTGCAACCGCAAGTACCGGGCAAGCGGTTGACCAAGGAACAGATTGCCGAACATCTGAACAGTTTCACAGATGAGATGTTTCCAGAGGGTGAAGTTGTTATAGGGAATGAAACGGTTGACCTTGCCGATTTCAAGGCAAGCTGGCCGGATGCCTATAACGCTGTGAAGGTAATGGCGAGCGAGATAGCCAAGAGCATTGTCCAAAAGTCTGGTTATGTTGACAAAACCACCTACGATCAAGGGATGCAGGAACAAAAAACAATACTTGCCCAACTATATTTTGATCGTGCGGTTCTCAGGCGGCATCAGGACATGGATGCGATTCTTGAAAGCAAAGAATGGCAGGAATGGTTGCCCAAGCAATCAAAAGGAGTCCGTGAACATTTGGCTCTTTCCTTAGATCCAGAAGACGGCATTAAGGTTCTTGACCTTTTCAAGGAGGATCAGGCAAGGGCCAAGGCCGCAGAGTTTGACAAGGCGGCTAAAGACAAGAAGGACAAAAAGGATCAACTTCACAGCCACACGATGAGGCAGAAAAAGACTGTTGAAAAACCATCAGGAGCCGATGAAAATGACGAATCCGCCGGATTCAATGATTACCTGTCCCGTAAACAGTAATGCCAAGAAACGAATGCGGATGAAGGATTTGCGGAGGGTTTCCGTAATTGCCAATGACCCGCCGTATATCAAGGTCAACCCCGATGAAAGAGTCAGGTGCCCAATCTGCGACAAGCTGATATTCATCGGTGTGCTTGGCAAAGGGGCAAAAATCGAGCATCGGTGTAGAGGCTGTAAAAACATTATCAGGTTTGAGAGCTTATAATGGAGTTATCCGAGTTTGAAATAGGTAAAGAGTTTTATGTTTACGAATCAGAGGATTTTATCTTCAACCTTTAACTGATTAGAAAAGAAACTTTTTTAACACCCACAACTTAACTGCGATAGTACGACCAGAAGTCCTAAGAGACTCCGAGTTGACGCAACAACTTTTAACAGGAGGAATTAGGACTTATGGGAAATCCAAACACTACAACCTACGGCGATATTAGTCCGCGTACGGCTGGATTCGCCAAGGCCAAACTGCTTGATCGGGGCCAGCACCTGATGGTTTTAGAGCGGTTTGGCTACTTTGACCCGCAGCAGAAGCACAAAACCAAGACCGCTAAATGGCGAAGGTATTTGTCGCTTCCCCGCGCAACCGCACCCTTGGCAGAAGGCATACCACCGCAAGGTCAAAAGCTGACCTATGAGGATGTGTCTGTAACGCTTGAGCAGTACGGTAGCCCTTACGCATTGCCGTACTAAAACTGATTCTGAACAACGGGAACGCCTAAACATGGAAAGAAAACCAAGCGACATAAGACAGCCCGAAGCCAAAAGGTTTTCTTCTGTGCATGGCAACCCGATGCAAGCGATTCAGTACGCTTATCTTGCTGGAATTATGGACGGAGAGGGAACGATCCGTATTGATAAAATGAAGCCAAGAAAAGACAGACAAACAATCAATCCTACCTATGCGGTTCACATCAGCATAGGAATGGTAGATTCAACTATCCCAGCTTTATTGCATCAAACCTTTGGAGTTGGCAGCAGGCGTATTGAATGCGTTTTCGAGAAAAGACCTATTTATCGTTGGCATGTAAGGGGAAATGTATCTGCGAGAAAAGTTATTATCCCTTTACTTCCGTACCTGATTATCAAGAGGCCACAAGCTGAATTAGCTTTAAGGCTTATTGATGGATGGGAAGTGCCAAGAGCAAAGAAATTAGGCCTTTCACCTTGGGAACTACGACGGCGTGAGGATTTGTATCAAGCGGTACGAAAGCTCAACGCAGTCGGAGCAGCAGCAGAGACTAAGCGAATCAGCGCCCGAGAGGGTGAAGCGATAGTCCGACCTTGGTTGAAAAATCAAGAGGGAAATCCGAAGCGGTTTCCCCGCTTAGTTCAAGAGAACTAAGTCAGTACGGCGTTATCGGTAGCCGGAAAGTAACAGCAGGGATGCGGTAAAACTTACCGACGTTATCCTTGACACTCACGAAGATCCGATTCCAGACGAAACCAGTGATTTGTGTGCAGAGCAGATTGCCGAGACGGTTGAGGCGCTTCGTTTCAACGTGTTGAAGGCCGGAACAAACGTATATAAATGCGCTGCCTAAAGGGTAACTTTTAGGCCGACACTGGAAGTAATTACATGGAAAACCTAAGACAAGAAGGAAAACATCAGGAAATGGCGCAAGTTCTTGTTAAGGCAACCAGAGGGAAGGCAGACCTGACAACCGAAGAAGTAAGTTATCTCGCAGGTGTTATAGATTCTGACGGGTGCATATCAATAGAAAAGATGAAAGGCAAATATAACAAAACAGCAAGAATAGTAAACCCAAGATATGTTTTAACCCTGACGGTTACAAATACAAGCGAGGCTCTTATGAATTGGTTGGTTGAGAGGTTTAATGGACGAATTAAGCCGAGAAAAAAAGTTAACCCAAAACATAAGACAACTTGGAATTGGGTTCTTGATCATGGCAAGGCTCTCCATGCTCTCAGGATGATTAAGCCATATCTCGTAGTCAAAAAGAAACAGGCCGAAGTTGGGATTGAACTTATAGAAAAATGGGTTTCACCCAATGGAGGCAAAGGCTCTCAAACCCCTTCAAAAGAAGTGGAACGCCGAGAGTCTTTATATCAGACGATGAAGATATTGAATCAGACAGGAACTTGCTACCCGCAACGACTAAATCTTCCGGCCCCCGGTGGCTTTCCGGGGTGATGCGATAGTCTGAACTTACGGGAAACCGTAAGAGGGGAATCCGAAGTGTTTCCCCCGCCATCCTAAAAGATGGTCATCAAAGTAACAGATTGATATTACGCAAATGGCGTATCGGCCAGAACATCGGTAGCTTCACCGCCGACCCGCGGGGATTTCAGGAGAATCTACCGCTATTTCAAGAAGTACAAAGCGCGGGAGATTTCCAAGATCGTAAAGGCATCGGCGGCCATTAGCACCGAAGCTGTTATGCCGGGTTATTTTGCCTTGGGCCATACCGACCTTGACGCTGATTTGAGGGGCATCAGCGGGTTCATCCCGATGAAAGACTATGCCGATTCAGGCAAAGCCCTTCCGGGAGAGATCGGGGCAATCGAGCAGTTTAGAATCATTCTGACCCCGATGTTTGAACCCTGGCTGGCTGGTGGCGCAAGCGGAACCGCCTATCTTTCCGGTGGTGTGGCTGTTTCTTCGGCAGCGCCTTGCGACGTTTACCCGATGATTTTTGTATCCAAGAACGCCTACGCCATTGTTCCGCTTCAGGGGCAGAACGCAATTACCCCGATGGTTGTCAACCCGAAACCGCAGGTAGGCGATATGTTGGGGCAGATTGGCTTTGTTTCGTGGAAAACCATGCAGGCATCGGCAATTCTTAATCAAAGCTGGATTGCCCGTCTGGAATGTGCGGCAACGGCCAACCCTAACTGATAGGGGCGTTTGACGATAAAGGCATAAACTTTAAAACCAACAGGAGAATTTAAACCATGAGTAAGCGCATAACTGGAACTTTTTTGCAGCAGAATGCGGCTCTATATATCGGGCTTGGCTTCATCCCGGATTGGGTGAAAATCTTCAGCCTGACTACAGACACCAAGATTCTGGCTGAATGGTCTGTCAACATGCGGACGTTGGCGGCTGTGGAAGGCATTTTGCGAACCGGCGACGACGATCTGGATATAGACATTGCCGATCTTGCGGCAACTGAAGGTATCGCCATTTATCGAGGGGGAGACATCATTTCTTCTTCTTCGACACCTTCCACTACCACCTACCTTGCCAAAGATCCCAACCCGGACAAAAGGAGTGAAGGAACGGGTGTAGCGATTGATACATGGACGCTTGGAAACTCCACCAATAGAACCGGAAATTGGAATGACGTTTGTAGCACAACTTATGTCGGTGTGGGTAGCCGGATTTGTGTGGACGGCAAATGGGCGACCTTAACCGCTCTAACTTCAAACGGAGAGCAGGCCAACGAAGTTACGCTGAACGAAGCTCTGAAATCGGGCAGAATTCATGCGTTGACCGGGATGTACGATTTTGTGGCGCAGGCTTCGGGAACCGTAACAAAGGCGGGTTTCAAGATTTCCGACACGACCTACCTTCTTGACGCGACTTCCGACTACCTGATGTTTGAAGCCGGAACATATATGTAAAATGTCCAAACTGAAAGGAAAACAAAGAATGTCAGAGGGAAAGAAGAACCCCGGAACTAAATTTTCCATTGATGAAAAAGAGGAACAACAACCGAAAGAAACTTACATTGAGAAGTATTTCAAGGTCAAGTTTCATGCGAGGTCTTCACCTACGGATACAGAAAGCGTTCAGCTTGCGGTAAACGGGGAGACGCTGCTGATAAAAAGGGAATCCGAAGTAATCTTGCCGCAGCGGTTTTTATTGGCCGCCGATCATGCGACAAGGGAGGTTTTCCGGCAGCTTCCGAACAAGCCGAGGAAAGTAGTCGGCAGCGTCAAGACCTATCCGTATGAAAGAATAGTAGAGGCCACGCAGAAGGAATATGAAGACCAGAAACAGACAGGTACGCGTGAAACGCTCGATGACATCAAGAAGTTTGGCTTCAACCCTGAAGATGAAAGCGAGTAAAAGCCTATGGCGAGCAGGATAACAACGCAAGGGCTTGTTGATAAGTGCAGGCGGTTTCTTATCTTTGACCGCAGCGACAATGCCCTTGATGCTCTTATCAAAGATGCAATCATATCAGCAGACAGGGAGTTGCGGGATTGTGACAGTTTCCCGCTTGCCTGGGATATCGTGCCGTATGACGGCTTACGGACGGTTGCCTATGCCAACATCAGCGATATAACGGCGGCAGATCCGGGAGTCATTACCGCAGATTCGATTGATTCGGATGTTACGGGCCACGGGTTTCATAACCATGCGACAATCCGGGATATCGTTACCATCGACGGATTAGATGAGCCGGAAGAACTGAACGGCAGGCAATTTCTTCTTGAATACATCGATGCGGATACTTTTTCGCTCAAAACCCTTGACGGCTCGGATGCTATAGACACTTCGTCCATGACTACTTACACAAGCGGAGGGAGTGTTTACCATAGCGGGTTTGTTTTAAATACGACTACGATATTGGCCGGAGCAGCAAGCCAGTGGGATTTCAAGCAGGTTCTTGACTCGCCAACTTTCGACGGCCATCCGACAGACCCGATCAGCGAACAGGATGTCAGGGGAAGCTCGTCGTGGATTGATGTCGGAAGTGCGAGAAGGCCGATCCGATACCGGCATTGGCAACATATCGCAAATCCTACCACACCTACCATATACCATTATCTGTTTTGGTATCCAGCCGCAAACGATCAGTACAACCTTTTCTTTAATTATCAGAAGGAGGTTGCTGATATCGCAACGTGGAGCGCATCGGCTTACCCGTATCATCCGGCAGAAGTGCATGAAGCCCTTTGGCACGGTGCGCTTGCCAAACTGCACGGCAATTCTAAGCGGATGGAAAGGGGTGCAGGGGCGGCTATTGCTACGCAGATTGAAGTTTTGTTTGCGCAAATGTGGGTGAACGAGTGGGAGAAGGACAAGATCAGGGTGCGGGAACTGAGCCGTAAAATGCTTGGAGCAAACACCGGGAGAAGGGGGATATCGGCGTAAATGGGATCACAAAGAACTTCTTCAACACTTGTCAGTGATTTGATTACCAAAGTCCGTTACTTGATTCACGAAGTCCTTACAACTGCCGGTGAAGATTCGGATGCCTTCTGGAAAGACGATGAAGATATCATTCCGGCGATCCATGACGGCGTACAGGATATTGCGACAAGAACCGGATGCCTGGAAGAAACCGAAGAGATCGATCTTGCAAGCAACACCGTTGAATACAGCATTACATCGACTACTTATATAGCGGTCAACGCAGTTGTTTATACAGATGCAAACGGCAAGAAGGCGGGGCTGAAAAGGGGGACTCCTACACATATAGGTCATGAGGGGCAGGAAGATAAGCCCGAATATTGGTACGAGTTTGACGGGAAAGTGGGGGTTTATCCCATGCTTTCGGCAAGAACAACCGAGGATATAAAGTTGTATATGCTTTCACTGCCTGCTGCAATCACGGCAACTACAGATACTATTCCGACCCCGGCGCATTATGATGTTGCCCTGAAATATTACGTTGCAGCCATGATGTTTTTAAAAGATCGGCAGATATCCCGATATGACGGCCTGATGAGTTTGTACTACAAGATTTTAGACCGATACCGGGCAGATTTTAACGAGCAGGTCAAAGAATCCGAGGACGTTGTTAAATAAATGCAGCAGAACGAGCCTTTAATGGTCGATCAGGGGGATGAGCTTGCTACGATCCAATACGGGTTTGACGGTGAATGGCGGCCTGATGACGACCCGCTTACTATCGGCCCGGACAATTATAAGACCCTGATTAACACCCGGTATTTAGACCGCGGGAAAAAGGGTGTCCGAGGGTATCGTGTAATCAATTCCGGCTCGACATTATTGGATGAAGACAGCGAGTCAATCACGGACGGAGTTGAAGGTCTTGCTACGGGCGACGATACGCTGGCACATCCCTTGATCCGATCCGGGATACAACTGCGGACGGCTTACGATACAGCATCTTATACAATCGTACATGCTTTTAACAGCGCAAAGGATGAAGCGGCTCTTTATTACAACACGACTGCGATTCCTGACGAGGGCGGGTTCAACGGCACGGCGCTATTAACCGATTCGACCGGCAATCTTGGGCGGCTGTCCAAGGCCCCTGACGGCCATATCGCCTATTGCAATCAGGAAAAGACCTACATTTGGGCCGGTACAGAGATGAGATGCGGCGGGTTTATCACCTGCACGGATGCGGCAAGGGCCAACCCGATTGACGTTACTGACGCGCTATCGAACACGCTTTCTGCTAATGCTACCGATTATGTGACTGTAGGGGCTGTAGCCGGGCGGCAATATTGGGTCGTGTTTTCGCCACGCCCCTTAAAGGCCGTGAAATACTATGTCAAGACGGCCAACACGACTGCGGCGACTCTTGCCTGCACATATTATAACGGCACCACGTTTGCGGCTGTCGGAAACCCATCGGACGGAACGAGCGACGGGACACACGCTTTAGCCGATACCGGAATTTTTTCTTTCGATTCAACGGTAGCGACTGCCAAGCCGTTTCATTTCAACGGCATGTATATGTACGCCTATCAGTTTGCGCTGAGCGCCGGTGATGCGGCTATCTACATGGTTACGGTGGATGCCCCGTTTCAGGAATTAACCGATATTTGGGACGGCGTATTAAGGCAGCCGATTCAGTTCCAGTTTTATACCGGTAGCGAATACCGGGACTTCACCCTCGAAGTAAACGAAGATTCCTACACCGGGTATGAGATCGGCGCTGTTCTGGACGGCATGACGACAAGCGGCAAGATCATTGCCATGTTCGATGAGCGGCAGACCGCTATCAAATGCAAAATGGCGGCGGGTCTTGTCAATACCAATGCGGCCACAGTCACAATCAAGTATTGGACGGGCGCGGCCTTTACTACGGTCGGAACGGTCACGGATGGAACATCAAATGGCGGTGACACTTTAGGGCAAACCGGGCTGATGAGTTGGCAGGCTCCGGCAGCTTCGGCAGAGCATCCTGTGGATATGTTCGGGGTTTATGGGTACGCCTACGAAATCACCGTAAGCGCCACGCTTTCCGGTACGGCTGACGATGACGATAATGAGCTTGTGGTTGACCGGGTGATGGGCATACCGGCGCAATACACCGTAAGGGGCGGATACAAGTTTCCATCGTTTTATAAGAACATGCTGCTGCTGTGTGGTGACGTGGCTGGAAAGCAAGGCAACAGGGTTGACTATACCATGCCGTATGCTCCGAATGTACTTAACGGTGAGCTAAGCTCGATGGACGGGCTGCAAAGCCTGTACTTCGGCAACTTTGACGACCTGACGGCAGGGATGGAGATTTGTAACCGTGTAGGGTCGAACCTCGTAAGCGGTTGGGCGGGGCTGACGAAAAGCTCAACTTATCTGTTGGTCGGGGACAGCCCGGAAGATTACAAGATTCATCCGATATCGGACAATATCGGGTGCCCGGCACCGTTGACTTTAGCCTCCGCCGAGGTGGGCTATGACATGGCGCAGGATGTGACAAGGAATATCCTGATTTGGCTGTCGAACAGCGGCCCGGTAGTTTTCGATCTTGCGGTAATTACCCCGATTCGGGGGATTGACAAGTTTTTCAAAACCGATGATCCGGAGTGCATTAATTGGGAAGCGATTGAAAATGCCCGTGGATGGTTCGACAATGAGAATAAAGAATACAACCTGTTGATTCCGTCCGGGGCCAATCAAACCGACTGCAACAAATGGTTATGCTACGACCTGCTGCGGAAAAAGTGGTTTGAGAAAGTGACCGATCTTGCGGAAATGCCGCAATGCGGGTTTACGGTCATGGATACAAACGGGATCAAGTACACCTACGGCGGCATTGATACGGGCCATTTGGTGCGGCTGGAATACGGGGAATCGTGGAACGGCGAAGGTATTCGGCAGGTAATTGAAACGGGAGATTTTTTCCCGACCGGCAATATGTGGCACATGACCCGGATCAGGGAATTGAAGGTGGTTGCCAAAGCGATATCAGAGACGCACAACCTTGAGATCGGGCATTCCGCCTCAACGGATGTGAGCGGGGGGCTTGCCGGTAAGTGGTCGGATTGGGACGGTTGCGAGTGGGTGGATTGGAGCGGCGGGGAATGGGTGTCGAGTCAATTAAACGTAATCAACTTTTTCAACGTAAGCGAAACGCCGAACCGTATCATCCGAAACACGATTCACGGCGACTGGTACGGGTGGTCACACCGATTCCGGTTTGAGATTACAACCGACAACACGGCAGAAGGATTTCAGCCGATTGGTTGGGGGATAAGATACAGGAAGGAAAGAATCGATGGCTAAAAGTGCTTGTTATTTTGCGACCGGAACAACCGGCGGGACGGATTATACCTTGGATTCGATCAACGGTGATCTGCTGGACGGCACTTCACGGGCGATTGTGTTCGATCTTGTCAATGGATTGCTTGCTCCATACTACATCGATGCGGATTCTGGGGAAGCAGAGTCAGACCCCGATATCATAGCGCCTGATTCCAATGCCGGTGATAAGCGATGGAAGAAGATGGATATCACGGCGCAAACACTGACAGATCTTGGGGTTTCGGCATTCATGCAGACCGTGTTAGACGATGCGGCGGCCACAAACGCCTTAACCACGCTCGGCTTTTCAACCTATATCAAGACCCTTATCGACGATACCACGGCGGCGGCAGCCCGGACTACTTTAGGCGTTTATGCTCACAATTCCACAAAGTTTACCTACAGCGATACCGACACCATCACTTTAAGGCCCGCACGATACTACCATGCAGGCACTACGGCGCAGACGGTTTATTGGGATTCTGACATTACTTTTGACTTCGGATCTGGTGGGAGCAATGCGGGTTCGACCGATTTGGCGGCGGATACATGGTACGCAGTTTATATCGACGATTCGGCGGTGGTAACGGCTGGAACCAATCTGATTACAGATTCGGAAATAGTCAATTCCGATACGCTTCCTACTTGGTCGGATGCAAAACACGGCTGGTACAACGGCGAGGATCTTTGTATCGGGCTGTTTAAGACCAAAGCGGCGGCGGCAGAACTGATTGAGTTTAGCCATGCAAGACCAGGTGAAATAGAATGGGATGAGGCTATAACTATACAAAGTGGCGCTTCGGTAACTACTACATGGGCAAGTTTAACCTCATTGCTACTACCAAGTTGTTGTTCAACAGCATTTGCTGTTTTCTATATATCTGGCGATCCCG